CGCGTTGTATTTTACAAAAGAACTTTGAAAGTACCAAAACAAAGTGCCTTCCTCCATGACAATGGGAACATGGAGAAAGCCTTATACGCAATTAGAGAATTAGAGAAAATCGTGGTCGTAACCAAAAAAGGGGTTACCTATCTTAGACTAATCCCCTAGTATTTTTGTTTTTACTAGGTTTTTATAATTTTATATTTAGGTTTGTGCTTGTGGGTGACTAGGTGAAAGTCAGTCGCGTGTCTTTAGGCGCTCGACGCGATTTTTGAGCGAACTTGGTCGGATGCAAGGGGATAATTCCACCGGGTGCGAAATTAATAGGCGAAAAATAACATGGAAAGAAGGGTACTGGGTAAATTAACATGAAATCGTCCGCTGCTTGAATGGACATAAGTGTAGTGGCTGATGCAATGCCGAATTGTTCAACTGGGGCATAGGAAATAGAAGTCTCGGATGAAACTCCAGTCTCCCATACTTGTCCAGGGCCATTGGTTGCGATATAAGGGGACATCGAAAACCAAGGGATGTGAACAGACTCGTTATTGTAAAGAGCGTTTGTTTGCGTGGTGAACACAATAGCAGCACCATCGCCCCAGGTAACGGCTGCGCCATCGTTAGCCAGGGCAACAAGGTTGCTAGGTTGTGTATGTGTGATTATTCTTCCGCCACGCCAATAGCGAAAGAAGCCGGCCCAATAGTTGTAGGGCTCACCGGCATAGGTGTTATAGTTTACGTTGGCTGCTCCCGCTGGGAATGACCAAGGTGAAGAAAGGAGAAAAGTGTTGTACGTGTGCGACGAACGTCTCTTTAATTGATCTGAGACAGTAAGTGCAACTTCGGGCATCACCCATCCTTTCTCAGCTGCTTGCTGGGTGCCAGCAATTAAGCCATTAAATGGCTTTTGAAACACTTCATTAATGGAACATTCGGAGGTGAAGTGTGCAGTTCCTGGTCGTACCCCGCGGGGACGGGCGAATTGGGTGTCTTCGCCAGCCGAACGAAAAACATTTACAAATATGACGGGGGTCGCTGGTGAAGTCGAGCCGACAATTGGTGTAAGGATTTCGATTTTGATCGTTGGGACGCCGGAGGCTGGGCCTTGGGCTTCGAGGAGGGGCTGACGCCACAGTGTTGAGTACAGGAAGGGCACCTGAAAGTCAAACCATGTGTCTCCTTTCACGTCGATTACGGTTGATTCTAAATCACCGACGTCCACTATTGCAACTCCAAGTTGGCGTGATATGGAGATACGACAGCGAAACGAATAAAACGAGGGGCAATCAAAGTGAAGGGCATATTTGATTGAACCTCGCCAAAATTGATGGGCGAGTGCAACATTCGCAAGGTAATCACCGATAGGGGTATCGATGGTTGTGGTTCCTGCTGAACCGCAAAGAAGAGGGGTGGCAACAATTGTCGCGAAACCATTTGACGGAATTGTCAATATGTTAGTCAACATGGGTTTTTGAGCGAGTTGAGAAACTGTCATATGGGATGTTTCCATTCCACCTACTGTTGGGGACTGTGAGAGGTAGGGGTTAGGATACAACGACAAGGGTTCGGCATAAGTGTTGGCGTGGGCGAGCGCCGCTTCCTTTTGGTAAACAGGCATGATAGGGGTTTGGGATGTGGTGTAAGTGGGCTTTGAAAGGTCGCCTGCAAACATATTGACTAGGTCTGCGACCATACCATATCCTTCACCGATAACAGGAGCCTTGCGAAGGAGTTTTGAAGCTGTGGACACGAGCGGTTTAAGGTCATAACCGCCCTTCGACTTTGCTGAGGCCTCAGATGAGTGGCGATCACTTTCGGACGTGAATCCGGTGACCTCCAAACCCGTGAAGCCTGCCCATACATTGATGGGAAGCGAAGCCGCTATGTTAGCTTGTGTTGAGGTGAGGGTGTTGAGTTCGCGAACGAACAGCGTTGCGATACGGCCGTCGTTTGCGGTTGTGGGTCCATCGATTAGATCGATGTACTCTTGTGATCCTAAATAAGGTATCGTGATTTTAATGGAATCCTGCTTGGACGCAGAAATAACTATTCCATTGCAACCAGACAAAATAAAAGGGTCACATGCTGTGCCAGCGTTTGTGTGGGGGAGGCCACTGGCACCAGGCCATGAAGGGATCCATCCTACTATGAGGGCACCTTGGTGATAGGGGGTTGAGTTGATCTTAATTTCGATTGTTATTGAGGAACGTATGTAACGATATCGAGTAAGAACTTTTGCAATGGTCGCTATCGCCATGATGGCTCCAGGGAGCGGAATGACGAATCCTCCAAAGCCTGCTGTCCAGGTTGCAGTCTTGATTAGGTACTGCTTGGACATAAGCTGAGTTGGAGTGGGAGTGTTATAAGGATCGGAAATGGGACGCGAGAGGGGGGGTGCTGTGATCTCGATCTCATTTGCGGATTCTTTGAAGGTGGTGAGACCTTCTTGACCAGTTGTAGCAGGAGTCTGCTCTGCGCCGACTGGGGCGACGGCTGAAGTTTCAGCGACTGAAGTTGTTATTGATTGGGCGATCGGGTGTATGCCATTTCCCTATTTACGATCGTTTAGGGAGGCGGGGGGTGTGCATACTTTTCGCGACTAGGAGTTTCTATCTCATCCGATGAATCGGGGCACATTGAGAAAGCTCATCTTGGTCGTTAAAGACATCCTGAACCAGCACTAGGAGGGGATGCGAAAAATGTCCGGTGTTTAGGGCCGCCGGCGGCCGTTGGGACGGGTCCCGTGTTAAGAAAAGAAGGAGGAGGCGGTTTTAAACCGCTCCATGAAATTTGGGCCAATTTCACGCTCGTAAGCATCCCCCATAATTTTCTTCAGGACTTGGTGGTATTCGAGGTAATACTGATGTTTTGGGGAAACATAGTCGTTGAGCAAGTTTTTGTGAACCTCGAATTTATCTTTGCCATGTTGGGCCCATTCGGTAATGGCAAAGTGCATATTTATTTTGACTTGCTCGTCAAATGTCTTATCGGTTGGTTTGTAAATCCACTGTACACATGCATGTAGGGATTCAGGGTTAAGAGGACAGAACACATGCCCATTGTCAAGGCGAAAACCTCGTTGGAGGAAAACGGCTTCGGTAATGGGGATGGATGACTTAAGAGTAGGGGACTTATCTTGTTCTGTGCAATCGTGATTAAAGACTATTGAACGAATTGCTGCAATGGTTTGGCCATTGTATTCGGGGGTAAATTTAGCTGCGAGAAGGGAGTCATCTCCTTGGCAGCCTAGACGATTGGTGTCGTCAAAAGTGTGGACTTCGGGGTCTTTGCCATCGACAATTATATGTTGCGTACAACGATGCTCGGCGGAATTCTGGGAGGTATTAAAAAGGCAGGTGCAGAATCCACCGGAGGGCATTATTATAAGGACAACAATGTAATTATCAATTACAAGATAGACAACGAAGTGTGAAAGTGTTGCCGTTTTTAACAATCTGTAAAACACGGAGGTGTAAGGCAGTTTGAAATAAAGGCGAAAATATTTGAGGAATGAGGGAACAAACATCTGGACTGGGAATCGGATATCCCAGCCGGAGACATCTTGTGAAACAACCATCTCTGAATAGGTCGTGAGATAGGAGTAAAGTTCAGCCCATTCGTGTGAATAGGGATTAAGTCCGACTTTGGAGTCGGATGCGCCACGATTATCATCGATTGCAGTAATGAAACGGGCAAAGACGGATTTGTGAAAGAGCATGTCGTCAACAGGGGCTGCGTTGACGTAACGAGTGTGTTCAAGTTCTACACGCTCGATGGGACGATCTTCATCTTTGAGAAACATATTGTAAAGGACAGGGCAGTGGATGCCTTTCCGAGAACAATAATGGCGCATATAAAATGCAAACTGGAGATTGGGGTGAACCCAAAGTCCAGGTGCTTGAAGGTCAGGAAATTGACTGGGTGTAGGTTTGACGAGATTATCATCATGTTGTTCAAAGTACCAAGGAGGGACGTTGGCTGATACATTGGAAACATGGTGGTCACGTTTTATCAGGTCTTTTCGGGTGATGTTGTATTGAGTGAATGGTGATCCAGCTGCTGTTGTAAGATCGCAGGGCGGTATGCCTAAGGATGGGATTCCTTCAATACAGTCAACAAGGGAAATGAGCCGACAACAATCTTCGGGTAGGCCACGGAAGGTGCCTAACCAATAATTGGGATCGTCAAGGACACGAGTGGAGCAGTCAAGATTCCGACCTTCAAGTTTACGGAGTGAAAGACGGCGGGCCTCAAGGGTGAGGGCGGCAGGTGCTTTAGTTGTTGGGTAAGGGGGAGGGAGTGTGGAAGTGCCTGTCTGGAAGACGGTAGGACGAAGTTTAGTTTGTGTATTGAAAAAAGTGCGTTTGTTAATGGTGTATTGGGTACGAACACCAGGAACAAACTCGCTAAAGTAATCTTCTATGTTGAGGGGAAAGTCGGGAAGTTGGAGGAATTCGGGCTCTCCAAAATTAAGTTCGGAATTGAACCCATCAACAGGAATTTTACTAACAATATACTCTATTTCTTCACGGAAAACGGGGGCAATGATGGAATCATGGCCACCCATCTTTTGAAGGTTGGAAGCAACGTGTAATCCAATGACATAGTTGGTGCCTAAGTGATTGGAAAGGGAAATATAAGGGGAATTACATAACCCGTTGCCACCAGCCATTCCAGGGAGGCGGTAGTAATCGAGAATTATAACTCGGTCAGTGTCTAAGGGAGATTCGTTGTGGTCGAAGCCAAGTATGCGGATTTGCTCGTCGCATATTGTGGTTTTAACGGTAACTTCATCAGACAACTCACCGAGTTCCAATCGTTCGATTCCACGATTGATGAGAAGTTTATTCAGGTCAGAGCGGCGGAGAAGGTGTGTTATCATATCCTTGCGGAAACGTAGGCCAGGGGCCCAGAATATGCCAAGGTCACGGCGTTCAAAAGCTTTTTCAATTTCGACCAATTTAGGGTCGGTAGGATCTAGTTGAGAAAGGGATTTTACGTCGCGCCAATGGCACGTATCTAGGTTGACTTTACGTCGATTAATTCCAGGGTAGAATGTAATCTTAGATATTGCGCCTGCTGTGAAAAGGTGTTTGGGAAGGGCGAAAAGGTTTTGAGTAAGGAAGAAGACGTTGGCCATCATCTCTTTCTTCTGAGAGGCATGATTAATATACTCGACTTCGGATATGTAGGTGTTTGAAGCCACACGATATTCGATGGAGCTAATGGACGAGCCTTGTTCAGAAGTAAAAGATTCAGGAACGTCAACTTGTGATTTTGCGGAGGAGTTTCCTTGTTTGAGGAGTTTATAAAGGCGTTGCCTTTCTTGTTGAGCTTTAAGGTCTATGGAGTGTTCAGAAGTAAAGTATTCATTTGAGCTGGTTTTTAGGCCAAAGTGTTCGAGGAGGTAAATGAATCCTTGTATGAGACAAAGAATGGATTGGGCTAACAAGAATGCGACACCAAAAGCAAGGAGAAGGTGAACTGCAAGGGAAAGGCCAAAGGCAAGTTCTGATGGACCGCCACGGCGGGTGTCATAGGCGATACCATCATGTTGGTTGGGTGTTATATTTGTAAGGTGGACTGGGGCCATGAGGGAGGCTCGATAGGGGCGAGGGTTGGAGCCAGGGTGGGCACGGGCCCAGTCAGTGAACTGTTGTTTTTCATCATCAGTGAGATGTTGCCAGGCGTAGGCCGCTGTAGGGATGTGGAGCCCTCCAGCGCTGAGAACTGCGACATAATCATAATTGGAATCAAGAATGTGTCGTATTTCTCCGGTCTCACGGAAACGGCGTATTTCCGGGAAACCATTGAGTTGGGGAGGGACTTTGTCAGGGCGAAACTCGCGTGTTACATGGGCTTTAAGGGCTTCAAGCCAAGGTAACACGTAATGTCGGGTGACGGGCGGGTTGGGGGCTGTAATTTTTGACCATACATCGCGGGCATTGTTGAAGCCGCAAAATAATAACATAAAGTCATTTTGGTCAGTGGTGCGGTGAGGGATACCACGAAGAGCGGCGAGGGGGCTCTTTGCGGTGACATACGGGATGTCTTGATTAGGTGTGAGTTGATGGACGGCTACATGTCTGTGAAGACGGCGGGTGAGGGGCGGGCCAGTTACTGGGGAAGTGAGTACGCAGTACCAGGCTTGTTCAGCGGCATTTTCAAGAACGCTTTGCTGGACTTTTTCAGGGTCCTGGTTGATATTGTAGCCGTCAAAATCGTCTGCTGTATCATAACCATCATCTTCGATAAAGTTAGGAACGACGTCCATTTCAGAGGTGAAATCTACAAGAGGAGGGTATCCCATTGATGTTGTTACGAGGTTAACAATATCACCAGGAATTTCTGAAAGAGACGCACGATCGAGTAAGGTTGCCCTTGCTCGGTCGTGAGCGGCGGCACGTTCGCGATGAACGGCGCTACGGTCTAAAGTGGTTGTTCCGGAAAACGAACCAGGTATTATCGGGGTAGTGGAGATTTCGTCATCAGGGATGAGAATGGGGGTTGTGGTGGTAGTTGTGGGGACGGGTGAGGCGGTTGTGAGGTTACGTAATCTTTCGCAGTAAGAAGAAATGGTGGCTTGATCTTTTCTACGATCGGTGAGGTAATTGACTTTTTGCTTGTGAACATTGTCATGAAAACGTTTGATTATGCGTGCTTGTTGATCGGCAGATGCTTCCAAATATTCGGGGGACTGTTTGATTATCGGGAGCATTGCCATATAGTAATTATCGAAAACTTTATTAACGTATTCAGGAGTGAGGTCTTTTAAGTCAAGTTTTCCAAGGGAAACTACAGGTGTGTTTTTGTTGTCAGGGGGGTCAAGGTCAAAGTCAAAGGGTGGGGGCGGGTCATTGCCATCGTCGGAGTCAGAACTAGATGAACTGTTGCCAAAATCGAAATCTTGGGTATTTTTCATATATTTCTCAGTATAGTACAGGTAACGCTCGTAAATAAGTCGGCCTAATTTACGAAAGCCATGTGTACCATCTCCAACTTTGACCATCTCGTGTTGCTTAGTTGTGTGATTCCAGCGTTTAACCTGGAATGTTGTGTGTGCGTATTGATCAATCGAACCGTAAGCTGCGTCGTTTGTTTTTCCACCAAGGTGGATAACAAAGTCGCGGCGACGGTTGAAAGCTTCATAGGATGTGTATCCGACGGGGACGGTGAGAGTGGTTTCAGACATATTGGTTGTGACGCCAATCATCTTTGATACGAAGAAGTTGTTTCCTTTATCTTTAAGCTCAGCCATTGGAAGAGGGAATCTCCCGGTGGCTTTACCTAACATAAAGATTTGTGTTTCTGAGTTGATTGCTTGATCGTCTCCAAATTGACGCCAATCATCGAGCAGGAATGCCCAATTTTTGGAGTAATTTGAAAAGAAAGCGTCTTGGTGTGAATGGAGGCCAATGTGTGAACGATCCCAGGTGGGGTCAGCGAGATCGTTAAAAGCGCGGGCTTTGACAGGGTCGGGGGAGCCTTGTCCATTTTTAACAATGAGATAATAAACGAATTCGAACAAACGATCGACGGTCTCGGTTTTGCCGAGGCCGGCTTCGCCTGTAATCCAGGTAGAGGTAGGCTCTTGCCTGGTTACAGCGACTTTGATATTTGCGCGAACCATGTTGTATAAATCTCGACGGCTATTAATAACATTGGAAAGACGAACGAATAAGTCTTTATCTTTGAAGGTAACAGAACGGGATTGGAAAAATTGAAGTTGTTCGTAATTTTCGCAGAACTTCTCTTTTTGGGAAAGAGGAATTTTTTCATAATCACGATCAACGAAACTCATCATGTTTTCAAGGGTCTTGTGGAAAAGCTGAACTTGGGCAGTGGATGTAAAGAACGGGGTGTCATAAACAAACTGCCAAGAATAGTCTACGATAGATTTGATGAGATTGGTTGCGAACTCAATGAACTTAGGAGCTTTTTCGAAAAATGTGAAAATTGCGATAGTGCCTGTAAGTGCTTTGAAGGGTGTGGTTTTTGAGAAGGTTGGGACTAAACCGGACGTTATTACGCGTCCGATCCAATCGACAAGTTCTTCTCCGGTGGTGTCAGCTTCGGAAGTGAATTCGGTGATTTTAGTAGGAAAAATGAGGGTAAATGCCATGCGAACAAGTGTTGCGCCTACCAATCCAATGAGGGCTCCAATGATTAAAAAGATAATGATGGGGAGATGCGATTGGATGAATTGGGAGATTTGAGTTCCCATATCTGTAAGGGAGGCGAGTGTGGATGTGAGCATGTTTTTGAAAACTGAGCCAATTGAGGAGGTGGCTGAGAGTCCAATGCGAGTGCCAATTTCTTCAAGGAATCCGGGGGCGCGAATAGATTCCTTGACTTCAGCAACGGCTTGTGCGGAAATTTTGGAAGTTTGCTTAGTAACGTAATCGTCGACTTTTTGGGAGAGGACGGAAAACATTTCTGAAGTAAAGGTTCCTTGTGGGGGATTGTAACCGATCTCGGAAAAGTAGGGAGCTAAATTTCCAAAATCACCGTGAATATGCATCACTTTGAGAAAGCGACGAATAGCACGGGTTTGTTGTTGGTGGTCCGGATGTTTACGGGAAACGATGTAAGGACCTTCCGGGCGATTGCGGACAATTTTTGCGAGTGTCTGAAAGTCTTTTAAACCGTAACCTTGGGTCCAGGCGAGGATTGCGTCGACGACTAGAGCTTTGGGAACGGTTGCGAGCTGGCTAGGAACATAGCCTTTGCCACGGAAAAGTGCAAAGAAACTGGGGACATCTGTGGAGAGGTCACCAGAAAACGTGTGATAAACTGGTTCATAGGTAATAAATGGTTCTCCAGTTTCGGAGGAGATGATCATTTCACCGTCGTCATTTTTGAGGATGACGTCGGCAATTGTGGTACCAATGGGCTGTGGGGTTTGGTAGTGAGCTTGTTTGTGGTCACGTTTGCCACGGTGGTGTCTAGGTGTTTTGAACAAGTTTTCGTA